ATGGCCGACTTTGACCAGCTGCTGATCAACAAGCTGGCCCAAACCCAAAGCCTAGAGCAGGCAATTGCGATGGGCGTTGAGCCCTCGATGTTTGCCTCCGAGGACTGTAGGGATTTGTGGCTAGCGATGGTTGATCATTTCGTTGCCTACAAGACATCCCCCTCGACGCTTGCGTTGAACGAGATTGTCACGGCAAAGGCACCAAACTTTCGTCCTGAGATAGTTCAGGAACCGCTGGAGTACGTCCTAGACGGCTTCATGGGACAAGCACGTCGTCGCTCTGCGATGATCCACGTGCGTAACCTCGCCCAAGCGGTGGACGACCCAGGTCGTGCTGCCAGTATTGAGGACGAGTTTATGGCCGCGGCGCGTGACATGAGTCAGATGTTTATCTCTGGCAAGATCGCTCGCTTTGGTGACGTGAAGTCACGCATCCAGAAGTATCACGAGCAGAAGTGGGACGGTGGCGTAAAGGGAATCCTCTACGGCATCCCAGAGATCGACAACGTGACCAACGGCATCCAGCCGCATGAGTACATCACCGTCTCTGGCTGGAGCGGCACAGGCAAATCCACGCTGACAATGTTCATCCTGTTCAATGCGTGGCTGCAGGGCAAGACGCCGCTCCTCTTCTCTCTAGAGATGGAGAGCGAAGCGATCATGCGCAAGTTCGACACACTCAAGACCAACTTCAGCTACAACAATCTCAAGCGCTTTGATCTTAGCGACGAAGAGATGGAGAAGTGGGAGCGGGCTGCTGAGGATATCGAGCAGGCCAAGTCAGACATCATCGTGATCGATGACGTGGGTCGCTGCACGGCCGAGCGTGTCTACAGCGAGATGCAGAGGTACCGCCCCGACATCGTAGCTATCGACTACATCACGCTAATGGAGACCACGCGCAAGACAAACGCTCACTGGGAAGCCGTCACCCAGATCACCCGTGATTTGAAGATGACCGCACGTGACCTTGGCATCCCGATTATCGGCGTCGCTCAAACAAACGCCGTGTCTGAGGGTGAGTTCAAGGGCTCCAACATCGCGTACTCAAAGAGCATCGTGCGAGACTCGGATGTGATGTTCGATCTCTACTGCGATGACGAGATGCGTCAGGCAAAGAAAATGCAGTTGCGTCTGGTCAAGAACCGCGACGGTAGGGCTCTGAATACGGAGCTCCTGTGGGATGTCGAGCACATGAACTTCCAGCCATGGCGGGACTCGATGGCATTCATGAACTCTGATCTTGAGACTGCCCTGAGCGTAGTCAACGCCCTCAAAAAGGACGAGGGGGATAATGGACTTCAAGGTTGATGTCATCGAATTCCTTGAGCTGATGAGCGTGAAGAACATCAGCGCTCGCGGGGATGAGGTTATGTTTTCGTGTCCATTCCCAGGGCACAAGCATGGGGACACAAGTCCATCAGCCTCGATGAACACCAACAACACTGCGTGGCTGTGCTTTGGCTGCCAGCGCCGTGGAAATGCAGCAACCTTTCTTGCAGAGGTGGAAGAGGTAAGCGTATTCGCTTCCCGCAAGTGGCTTCGTGAGTACTTCGGTGGCGGCTTTCGTGAGCCGATCCACAATCTTGCTTCGGAGATTGACGACCTCTTTGAGGAAACGGCCAAAGAGGTCAAAGTGGTCAATCCTGAGCTCCAGCAAGAGACGCTAGACATGTTCATGGTTGACTGGAACATGGTTGCTGAGAACAGGGAGGCGGCATCTGAAATCAACGGCATGACTTACATGCTCGATCGTGGCTTCAGCCCACAGACCCTGATCGACCTTGAGGTTGGCTTTGACAATGCGGACGAGCGTGCGGTGCTTACCGTGCGTGACCTCGACGGCAAGCTGATCGGCTTCAAGGGGCGCGCTATTCGTGCCGAGCAGCAGCCAAGATACCGGGTGTACGGACGCCCACGATTTGAGTTTGTCCCATACAGCACTGGTGAAGTCGTATATCTAGCGTGTAAGGCAAAGCACGTTGGCGGCGACATCATTGTATGTGAGGGAGAACTCAACGCACTCAAGATGCGTGAATATGGCTACGACAATGCCGTAGGAATCTCGGGCGCGACATTTACCAAAGGGCACGCCGAAATCATTGCCAAGATTGCGGATCGTGTGATCCTATACTTCGACTCCGATGCGCCGGGCATTACAGGGGCACGCACGGCGGCGGACCTGCTAGTTTCTCGGTTGCCGGTACTCGTGGTGCCGAAGCACGATCGCGATCCAGCAGACAGCACAAAGGAAGAAGTTGATGACCTAATCAGCAGAGCACAAACAGTTCTCGACCCCACCAATCCACACCTTCTCACCGAACAGGAGAAAACAACATCATGAGTTTCGATTTCAGCAAGGTTCAAGACGCCTCTAAGGCGATCGCAGACAAGGCCTCGTCCTTCAGTGGCCCCCGCAACTTCATCTACTTCCGTCTTCCGAATGACGGCGATGAAGGAAACGTTCGCTTCATCTCGGCCGAGGCAGCCTACTGCCATCAGGTCACGATGCAGAACAAGAAGTACCCGGACTGGATCCCGTCGCTCGACCAGAGCCAGCCTTACGTCGACATGACCAGCACCTGCCCCATGGCACAAGCCGGTCTTCGTCGTGCCCTTCGTGGCTGGATCAGCGTGATCTGGCGCGATGCTCCGCTCTACAAGCGTGACGACGACGGTCGCATGCTCAAGGATCAGATGGGCAACCTTGTCCAGGTTGGCGTGCAGGATCAGGTCGCCGTCTGGACTGTTGGCATTCAGGTCATGGAGGAGCTCTCCGCGATCAACGCCAAGTACAAGGGTCTCTCGTCCCGAGACTTCACCATCACCCGCAAGGGTCAGGGCCTGAAGACCTCGTGGTCGATTCTTCCTGCCGACGTGGACTCCGGCCCACAGCCGATGTCCTCCGACGATGACAAGCTGGCCGCTGACGCGCCAGACCTCAAGGAGTTCAGCGTGGCACCAGACTCTGACAAGGTGCGCTCGATGATCTCCGGCGCTCCGCAGGATCAGGGCGGTGCAAGTGGCAATCTAGAGCAGGCCATGAACACCAACCCGTTCATGCGCAAGCGCTAATCGCACAGCCCGGATGGCGAAATTGGTAGACGCGCCAGGTTTAGGTCCTGGTACCCATAGGGTGTAGAGGTTCAAGTCCTCTTCCGGGCACTCATGTTTACTCACCTACACAGACACAGCGAGTTTTCCGTCCTTGATGGGATGGGCACAGCAGAGGATTACGCCAAGCGAGCCGCAGAGATGGGGCAGCATTCGCTTGCCCTTACCGACCACGGAACGCTGGGCGGTGCGCTGCACCACATCCAGGCATGCATTGACCACGAGATCTTCCCGATTGTCGGTGTCGAGGCCTACTACAAGCCGAACAGGTCACCGCACGACCAGACCAACCGCGACTACTATCACATGGTTCTTCTGGCCAAGAACATGAAGGGTTGGAAGAACCTCCTTGCACTGACCAGCGCCTCCTATCGCGATGACTCGTTCTACTACAAGCCGATCATTGACGACGAGCTTCTACGCATGCATAGTGAGGGTATAATCGCCTCGACTGCCTGCATGGCAGGGTTTTTGGCAAAGTCAATCTTTGCAGGAGATAGTTCTGGTGCAGATGCCTACATCAAGAAGATGCAAGACATATTCCGGGAGGATCTGTACTTCGAGATTATGCCAAACACAGTGCCGGATCAGAAGCATCTCAACGCCGAGATCCTCGGGCTCGGGTGGCAGCACGGAGTACCGGTAGTAGCAACAACCGACGCGCACTACGCGTGCGCTGACTGGGCACCGACACACAAGATTCTCGTCGAGCACATCTACGAGCATGAGGACGGAACGCTGTTCCTCATGGATGAGAATGAAATTGCAGACACGTTTGCAAAAAATCATCCGAACCTGCCCCGCGAAGCAGTCCTGCAGGCAATCAGCAACTCAAACGAGATTGCTGGGCGTTGCAACATCTACGGCATCAGCAAGCAGCCGAAGTATCCTCGCACCGAGAGCCCAGATCTAGCACGCAAGAAGTTGAGGGACTGGTGCAACGAAGGACTGAGGCAGTTCATGATGAACGGCCGCATCCCTGCCGACAAAGCAGAGCAGTACCGCCAGCAGATCGAATACGAGCTGGATGTCTTTGAGAACAACGGCGTTCTTGACTACTTCGTTATCGTGGGCGACCTAGTTCGCTGGGCTAAGGACAACAACGTGCAGGTCGGGGTTGGCCGAGGCTCTGCCGCTGGCTGTCTGGTTTCCTACCTGATCGGCATCACAGGCATTGACCCGATCACGCACGGCCTGCTTTTTGAGCGCTTCCTAAACCCTGAGCGCAAGGGCATGCCAGATATCGACATTGACTTTGACTCTGAGGGTCGGGAGCGCGTCAAGCAGTATCTGCGTGACAAGTGGGGCGAGAATCACGTCGCAGACATCATCACCTACCAGACCTACGGCGCTCGCAGTGCGATCAAGAAGGTCTCTGCCTCCATGAAGTTGTCTTTTGAGATGACGAATCGCCTGACCGAGACCATTGGTGACGAGGGTATGAGCCTGGTTGACCTACGTGCCGTCAACGAACACCTAGACAACTGGGCGAATCAGCACCCCGAGGCGTGGGGTCACGCACTCCGTATTGAGGGACAGACCAGCGCCGAGAGTAAGCATGCTGCCGGTGTGGTGATTACAGATCGCCCGATTGAGGAATACATGCCCACGATGCGAGCGCGTGATGGCTCCACCACGACCGCATGGTCTGATCGCGCAGACTTCCCGATCATCAGCGCTTACGGATTCCTGAAGATTGACCTGCTTGGACTAGCAGCACTATCGCGTTGGTCTATGTGTTGCGATCTCATCAAGCAGAATCATGGCGTTGAGGTTGACTTCAACAAGAACCCAGACCCCGTGTGCTGGGATCCAGATGCTGGCGATCCAGAAATCCTAAGCATGTTCCAGAGCGATACCATCGGAGTCTTCCAGGCAGAGACGTTTGGCATCTCCGGTGTGCTGCGTCAGATGAAGTGCGATCACTTCAACGACATTGCGGCCGCTATCTCGCTATTCCGTCCGGGTCCGATCGAGAACATTCCTTCTTACTGTGCGCGTAAGCTTGGCAAGGAGCCGGTCACATACCTGCATCCTGACCTAGAGCCAATCCTGAAGGAGACATACGGTCTGTATGTGTACCAGGAGCAGGCAATGCAGATCGCGCAGGTAATGGCTGGTTGGAGTCTTGGCGAGGCAGACACGCTACGCAAGGCTATCGGCAAGAAGGACGCCAAGCTGATGTCATCGCTAAAGGGCAAGTTCATCGAGGGCTGCGTTGCGCAGGGCCACGACAAGAGCTTGGCACAAACCCTCTGGAAAGAGAACGAACTCTCGCAGCGCTACGCCTTCAACAAGAGTCACGCCGTCTCCTACGCTGCAGCAGCCTACACCGACATGTGGCTCAAGTATCACTATCCAGCAGAGTTCTACACAGCACTCATTTCGACCATTCCCAAGGCAAAGCGCGCTGAGAAGGTGCCCAAGGTCTTGCGAGCAGTGCAGGCAAGCGGCATCCCCCTGTTGCCACCCGACATCAACCTGAGCACTGCTGACTTCTCTACAGACGGCGAGGTTATCCGCTTCGGGCTTCTCTCCATCAAGGGAATGGGCGATGGTGCCGCAAACGAAATAATCGAAAAGCGCCCCTTCTCTAGCGTGGAGGATGTTGAGGAGCGAGTTGCGCCCAGGAAATGTAACTCCGGCAACCGCAAGTCACTTCTTGAGTGTGGCGCCTATGACACGTTTTCTGCTCGCGCCGACTGGTCTGTTGATGACTGCACTCGCCTAGAGATAGAGAAGCTTGGCTTCTCTCTTAGTAAGGATGTGTCTACTCTCATCGATGTGGTGCGCAGAATGTCGCACAACCCTCTTGAGATTGAGGACATGCAGCCCGAGGAAGAGTGTGTCATCGGCGGAGAAGTTGTAGAGGTCAAGCAGATAAACACGAAGCGTGGAGAGTTGATGGCGTTTGTGTCCCTTGCCATTGGTCAGGACACATACAGAGCCACGTTCTTCCCGCCAGCATTTTCAAGATACGCATCGCTAACTCAGCTGGGGTCATGGGTAATGATCAACGGCAAGAAGGATGACCGCGGAGGCATCAAAGCGACGGTGGCCTGTCTTGTAGACGAGCTCGTTGAGCATGTACAAGAAAACAAAATGGAGGAAATAGGTGCCAGTTGATCCAGGTAAATATGAAGAGGCAGCAGCAGCCATTCGGAAACGGTACGGCCAGAGCGCGGTGTCCGCTGCAAACAACTCACCAAGCGTTGCTCGCATCCCTACAGGCTCAATCGAGCTTGACTATGCCACCGGGGGCGGTGTCCCCATCGGACGTTTTTCTCGCTTCTACGGTGGCTATTCGTCTGGCAAAAGCCTCGCGTGTTGGAATGTAATCAAGAACGCCCAGCAAGAGGGCTTGCTTTGCGCCTACTACGACGCAGAGAAGCAGTTTGATCCCAACTTCGTGAAGCGACTCGGTGTTGATATCGAGAAGCTGATCATTGTTCAGGGCTCAATCATCGAGGACATTTGCCTCAAGATGGAGGCGCTGATGGGCTCTGTCCATCTACATGTCATCGACTCCGCCTCGCAGTGCATCTCGATTCATGAGATGGAGGCAGACCTTGAGAAGGAGCGCATGGGCGGCAGTGCTCGTTACTGGTCTGCTGGGCTCAAGCGTGTCTCTGAGCACATGGAGGCAAGCCCGGACGGAAACACTGTGATTATTGTTGATCAGGTCAGAGATGTGTTCGGCATGCCCGGCGCCAACCCCAAGCCACCCGGTGGGCGATTCATCGAGCACCTGTCCAGCATGAGCCTGTTCTTCCGTCGTGGCACCTGGCTTTACCGAGACCCAGAAGGCATCCTGACGGACGACTCTCAGAAAAAGGTCACGCTGTCGGGCATGTCTGAGGCTGATGGAATCGAGACTCAGATCCGTGTAGAGAAGAGCCGCGTCTGTCGCCCTTTCCGTTCTGCCCGTGTTCGCATTGACTTCCGCGACATGCAATACGACTTGGGCTTTGAACTGTCCAAGGCTGCTGTGTTCTTTGGGATCGTCGAGCGAAACGGTGCGTGGTTCACCGTTCCAAGCGGAGAGAAGTACCAGGGCGAAAAGAAACTTCGCCAAGCCATTCTTGAAGACAAGGATCTGCAGGCACAGATTCGGAAAGCGGTGTTCGATGTCGAGTGAGATTGACCGCGGGGAAGAGCTCAGGCAGGTACCAGATATTTGGCCACTTCTGTGCGCGATGATGAATGAAGACCTTCTCAAGGAGTGCCTTGAGGATCTTGCTCATGCATGGCAGAGGCTTCACTTGGATGACGACTTCTGTGAATTGCTTGCAAGTAAGTATCGCAAGGGTGAGCGCGACTACGATCGAGCATGGCTTTCCATGGATAAGGAAGAATTGATCAAGGAGGTCGATGAGGAAATCGCCGATCTCTTGATCTACAAGGCCATGATCAACCTACGGTTCTCCGATATTGTGTTGATCGAGAGTGACATTGAAGAGTAGGGACATTGGAGATGAGTGGGAAACAGAACTGGCACGCCGCATTAGCGGAAAGAAAGTCCCAGGCTCCGGTGCGAAGTGGCATTCAAAGCTTGACGTTCGCGGCCGAGGAACTATTTGGTCAGCAAAAGCGACCATGGCAGCAAGTTTTAGAGTTGACACAGACATGCTTAGGGAAATGCGCAGCAGCGTCGGAACCCCGGGAGCCCTAGGGATTGATGTCACACCAATCCTTGGTGTGCGCCTTGGGGGCGGGGAAGAGGTTGTCGTCATTCAGCTAGACGACTTCCTATCTCTGGTTGATTCTTCCGGGCCAGCAGGCTCTCCAGAAAAGTCGACAATCAAACCAGTAAAGCGCAATAGATCAGCGCAACTATTCAGAGAGGTGGATGAATAGTGACTGTGAGCAGATTCCAGCTATTCGCAAAGCTTGGGCTGATCAAGGTGGTTGAGCCCACAACCCAGGCTGCATACACAACCGTTGCAGAGAATGAATGGCGATCAGAGTTCCTTGAGTCGCCACACGGAACGCCGTGGCACACGTCGTTTCACGCATCACAGTTCCCGGGCGGGGATGACAGATCCTGTGCAAGAAAAGCCCTCTACTCGCTCATGAACATCCCCCGGCCAAAGCCAATTGATCGTGGCGGCCGCACGGTGATGGCTGCAGGGCGCGGGATTGAGTACGAACTTGTCAAGACATTTCACGACGCTGGTGTGTTGCTATCCGCAGGGCCAGACGATCCAGTGCAGACAGGCTTTGTGGATCCAGAACACTGGCTGACTGGCAACACAGACGCTGTGATTCTGCCCGAGGGCTGGACCCGTGGCCATGTTGTTGAGGTCAAGTCCAAGGATCACGACGTTGTCGTTGCTATGCGCAACGGCGAGCGAGGACCGGACCCAGAGCACATAAGGCAGCTAAAGACTTACATCGGCATGGCCAATGAAGCAAGCGCAGCCCTGTGGCCCGATCTTGATCCGCCAGAGACCGGCAGCATTTACTACCTGAGCAGGAACCGCCCGAACATCACAGCAGAGTTCTTTTACCACATGGACGACGACATCATTGCCGATGGCAAGGCCAAGCTTGCAACGTGGAAAGACATGTTCATCAACGATGAACTACCAGCACGCCCGCATGACTGGATGTGGACGGCCGAGCCCTGCAAGTACTGTCAATACAAAAATCTGAAGCTTGAAGATGGCACCAAAGCCGGTTGCAAACAAGATGATTTAGACGACGTAACAAAGCTATCTGAGTCCAGCACGATCAGATTTGCATCCGAACTCAATACCGAGTATGAATATGACCTAGCCAAGACGGCAGTGCTTGCAAGGTGGAAGAAGGGGAGAAAAAAGACATGACATTTCATGGAGACGTTTACGAAGAGACCCGCGACAAGTCGCGACTCAGCAAGCAGTTGGTTCGTGTACGAGACGCAATGCTGGACGGAGAGTGGCGCACCTTCGGTGAGATCTCGCTGATTACCTCGGACCCAGAGCCCTCGATTAGCGCTCAGCTCCGCCACCTCCGCAGGCCGGAGCTCGGTGGCTACGACGTGGACAAGAGAAAGCTCCCATGCGGTTTGTGGGAGTACCGGGTTACAAAAGGGGCAACGATGCCCCCTTTTCAATTGAGCGCACCGAGGAGGAGGTTTGCATGGATCTGACAGAGGCCCAGGCAGTAGCGATTATCACCGAAGCTAAGAACGACGGGGCATTTGACGGACCACTTCCCGTCTCGGCTGAGGATCGCATCAAAGAGGGCATGAACCTGTACAAGCAGGCTAAGGCTGCCGCCAAGCGCGACGTGGACTTCCCTATCGTGACAGCAATCATTGCGATTGCCGAGGGTGATATTGAGCCTGTCGTTGTTGAAGACAAGGTAGAGGTTGAAATTCAGGAGCCCGAATACAAGCCAGAGCTTGTAATTGATGAGCCCGTGAAGGAACCCGCCCCTAAGAAGACCACAAAGGCCCCTAAGAAGGCCGCCGAAGAAAAGCAAGCACCTGTACTGGAGATCGATAAGTTTCTTCAGAGAGAGGGTCTACCGATCCCATCTGAGATCGATTGGGATGTAAGAGAGATCCCAGCAGATCTAACATCGCTCTCCGAGGTTGAGGTGCGCAGGCTGCACGGTCAGTACCACGCGTACTTCTCTCGCACCCTGTGGCTGCTTGCCCAGGAAGAGAATGATCTCAATGCCGCTGAGCATCTGTACGACATGTCATTTGCTCAGACCATTCGCTCCATTGGTGGAGACAAGATCACAGCCGCAAAGACAGAAGCCTCTGCGGACCCAGAAGTGATTGTATGGAAAGAAAAGATGATGCAGCACGCTTCGATCGTCAAGAAGCTAAAGGCGCTGTGCAACATCTACGAGGCTAGCTGCAACCGGCTAAGCCGTGAGTGGACCATGCGCTCTGAAGAGCGCGGAACGTCCGGCAACCTGTTCAACAACCGATAGGGAGACTGATATGGCTAGCGAGAAAAATAACATTGGATACAGGATCGGCGGCATTGTTGGCACAGTCGTCTTTGCCGTGGTCGCCGCCACGCTTCTTGGCCTTGTCGCCAGGGCTGCGTGGGAGGGCTTTTCCTGGGGATGGAGCCTGTTCGGTCTGTGATCGTAGGACTTGACATCTCGACTAGGCTGATTGCCATGGTCACGATCTCCTCCAAAGACGGAAGCATCGTGCGCTTTGACGAGTACGCCATTCCAGATCTCAAGCACTTGGATCGCAACAAGGCGGAACGTTGCAGGGCAGTTGCCGACACAGGGTTTCAGACAGAGATGTCTGGTGTCGTGGCTGCTTATGTCGAGCAGCCAATGGGCAGGCAGGTAAAGGGCGTTGCTGAGGTTGAGCGCGTCGTGGGTGCAGTGATTGCCGCGATCCCCAGGGAGACCTGCATTAGCCTGATCTCACCGTCAGAGTGGAAAAAAATTGTTGGGCTCAAGGGTAATGCTCAGAAAGATGACATCCGCGAGTTTGCGGATGCTCTCTACCCAGTACTTCAAAATTCAAGTCAAGACTTACACGACGCAGCGATGATTGCTCGCGCGTGTTACATCGAGGGGATGAGTCAGTGAGCGAAAGAACTATTTCTGATCTTGTTCGGCAAAAACCGCTAAGTGATCCTTACCACAGAGCCGACGCGCCGCCCAAGGGAGCCACAGAGATGCTGCCGATAGGCCCCTTCAGGATGTGGCTTGCACACATGATTGAGCATGACGGCATGGAGCTTCGTGCCGTAGCTGGGTTGATTCAACTCAACGAGCGAACAATCAGAAGAATTCTTGGTACGCCCGAGAAGGCTGGGCGCAAGGGAAACGGTGGGTACAGAGTTCAGGAAAAGGTCTCTTTTGACACTGTTGACTGGGCGCTTACGAAAGCCGACGGCAGAACTCAACTGTGGCACCTGTACCCGGAACTTTACGACAGTACTGATTCCGATATAGAGATTTCTTCTTGACATCGCAATGATACTCCTGTATGCAGATTTCTGACGAGGAGCGCGAGCGTCGTAGCCGTATGGCTAGGGAGCTTCATTCCAAAGGCAAGTTTGGTGGCAAGCAGCCGGGATCCGGCAGGCCAAAGAAAAAGCGCGCGTCTGAGATTGTTGCCGAGCAGGCACGGGCAGAGGCAGAGAACATTATTGAGGTCTTCAAGGACTCGATTCGTCCTGACAACCCCGCCAGTGTGCGTCTGAATGCTGCTCGCGAGTGGCTCAAGATTGAGCAGTCTGAGGCAGACCTGCAGCTTCGCGAGGAGCGTCAGCTCGATGGGCTCAGCACAACACAGCTTGTTGAGATGATCATGGGCAGGCTCTCGCGCGTTCAGGAGTTTGGCGGCGTTCTTCCAGAAGAGCTGGCAGGCCTTCTTGACCAGCCAGAAACACAGGTCATCGAACTAGAGTCTGTGGAAGTCGAACAGTAATGTCGGATCAAATGCGCGAGGCCCTGGGCCACATGAGCAAGCAGGAACTGCTGGAGCTTGCCAGGATGTCTGCGCTGATTGAGAGCCGAGTAGTTTCTGGCGCTCCGATGAACGACAATGAACTGCACCTATGGATCAAGTCAGAGCTTGGAGTGGACATTCCAAGGGAGGCCGTCTGTGATGGCCACCAAGCGCCGTTCCAGTTTGTTGCTGACTTTTTCTTTGAGCGCGAAAACAGTGGCATTGTTGTTGCCAACAGAGGTGGATCAAAAACCTACGGCGTTGCAATCCTCCACTACATCAACGGTAAGTTCAAGGCTGGTATTGAGGGCTTTACATTCGGTGCCACCGAGGCTCAGTCGAAGCGTGCCTACGCGCACCTCAAGGATTTGATTCGCAAGAAGGGTGACGACGAGATCGAGTCTAGCCTGGAGTCCATGACAAAGTGGAAGAACGGTTCTTCTGTCGAAATCGTTCCTGGAACTATCCGTGCCGTCAACGGACCACATCCCCAGATTGTCCACGCCGACGAGGTCGAGCTTATGGACGAGGATGTTTTCTACGAGTCGCGCAACATGGCGCAGTCTAAGACTGTTGACGGGCGACTACTGCGGGCCCAGAACATAATCACCTCGACAAGAAAGCGCGCGTCTGGCCTGATGCAGCGACTCGTTGATGAAGTCATGGACGCAGAGCTTCAGGGCAAGACACCTCCGTACAAGCTGTACACATGGTGCATCTTTGAGACTGCTCAGAATGTGCCCAATTGCCAGAAGGCTTACCCTGACCTACCTGCTAGCAAACGTTGTCCCTGTGACAACATCAAGCGTGGCAAGATTGAGGGCGGAGTCGATCGTACGCTGGCAGATGTCTGCAATGGCAGGCTTGCAAGGTCTAAGGGTTGGATTGACTTTGATGACGTGATGAAGCTATTTACGTCAAACACCCCCGAGATGTGGGAAGCTCAGCAAGAGTGCAAGAAGCCATCCACCTCCGGCATGGTTGTGCCCTCGTTTAGTCGCGAGCGCCACTGCATCAAGGACTTTGAGATGGACCCTGCCAACGGCCCAATCTATGAGGGCATCGACTTTGGCGGCACGAACCCCCACGCCGTTCTATTCCTGCAGATTCTCGATCATGAAGTTGATGTGCAGACATGGGGAGGCGGCACAAGAAGGCTTGCGCAAGGTTGTCACGTTTACTTTGATGAGATCTACAAGGCAGAGATCTCCAACAACAAGCTAGCTGACATGATTTGCCAGCGAGAAGGTCTTTGGCGCAAGGCCGCTCCAGGGTTCCGCGTGAACTGCAGGTTCTGCGACCCACAGGGCAAGGCTGCCCGTCTCGACCTAAGAAATCACAACCCGGCGCTACCAAGTGTGTGGTACGCAACGCGCGATGTGCGCGAGCACCTCAAGCTAGTAAATGAACTCTTTAGTGACGACATGATCGTCATTGATGCAAGCAGATGTCTTATGATGGTTGAAGAGATTGAGGCTTGGCATTATCCAAGATCTCGCTCCTCTCTTGTCGACGACCCAGAGATCCCAGTAAATGACTTTGACCATGCAATGTCCGCCATGCGGTACTCAATTGCTAACATCGCGCGCCTCCAGGGCAGGTCAAGCTCTGTAATGGCGCCCATTTCTGGCACCTCTAGTCACACCACAGCGAGCTTTTTGCGCGACGTACAGAAGAGCATCTCGACTGGTGGTTATAGAAACTCATCTTCTACTTCTAGGCTCCCGAAGTCTGAGCGCTGGCGCGCGACCTTCGGTAGCGATAGACTGGAGCAGTAATGGCTGTTGATCCCATGGAGCGCGTGCGGCGCATAACACAGGCTGGCCGTAAGCAGCTCACGAACGATCGCGGCCCAACATCCCGCCAGCGTTCTGTTGACTACACGGCGTTCTATCGTCTAGGCACATCAAACCTTGAGGAATGGAACTGGACAAGCATTCCTCTGTCCAAGATTTACCAGATGCGCAGCGACCCGATGCTGTCCTTCGGCTTGCAGTTCATCAAGGTGCCGCTGGTGCGCGCTCCTTGGTACATCGAGTGCGAGGACGCACAGGTTGCTGCATTTATTGACGGAGCCCTGCGCGAGATCTGGCACAGCTTTGTGTTTCAGTACACCAACTGCTACGACTTTGGCTACGCCCCGATCATCAAGAACTTCGGCTTCTCTAAGCCCTCGTGGACATACTCCGATCCAAGTGATTCACAGAATCCTGAGAAGAAGGCCTGGGACAACGGAAACATTGACGCCGTTACTTGGCGTCCCTTTACCGGCGTTGCGCCCGAGCATGCTATGCCGAAGTGGAATAGCAACGGCGAGTTTGATGGCTTCATGTGGAGCAACCCCGGCGTAGTCGCAGGCACCTTTAGCGAGGATGACTCCTATCGTGTGCCGCTTGACCGCGCTCTGTGGGCCACAAACCAGAAGGAGAAGGTGTTCGGTTCGCTTTACGGCGAGTCGATGCTGAACCCTGCTTACCGTTACTGGTGGTCGTACTGGTTCCGCATGGCCCTTGCCGACCGCGCATTTGAGCGCCATGTCGACCCGGCCATGGTTGTCTACTTCCCACCTGACCCTGTCATTGACGACGAGACAGGCGATGAGCTCAACGTTCGTGCCTCCGCTATTAGCGTGTTTGAGCAGGCGCGTTCGGGCTCGACCATTGCACTCCCCAACAGTCACATCCAGGATGCTGACGGCAAGATGGGCGAGCGCGAGTGGAACTGGGAGCAGCTGAACTCCAACACAGACTTTGCGTCGCTTGCGCAGTCCTTTGACTACCTCGACGTAATGAAGCTTCGTTCGCTGGCAGTGCCGGAGCAGGCCCTTATCGAAGGCTCTGGTGGCACCTCCTCGCGTAATGTTGCGGCACAGATGGGCGACAAGCTCTTTGAGTCGCAGTACGTGCGGATGCTGGAGATTGACGAGCACTGCAACCGCTACCTGATCCCACAGCTTGTGGCTCTCAACTTCCCTGAGTTCAAGGGCAGCGTGCGCAAGATTACTCGCGGCTTTGCTTCCTCTGACATTGATCTGTCGCGTCAGCTGGTTCAGCTCCTGGGCCAGACAAACCCGGCCGACCTCAACATGGTCAACATCCGTGAGATTCTGTCGCAGTACCAGATCCCTCTCTACACAGAGACACAGGTCATGCAGCGCATTCGGGAGACCGAGGCCGCGCAGGCCGAGAGAGATATTGCGGGCGAGCTAAACATCAATGACATTCCTCCTGCTGCTGGTCCGGGTGGAGATGTCACTGATCCAAACGTTCCGCTTAAGGCAAACAGCGACACTCCCCCCGGTGGCAGCGCCCCTGGCGATCGTGGCGTTGCAATGGGCCCGGGTCATGTCAGCGGCGTCACCGACGAGTGGGGACGCTATGTTCGCCCCCGCGAGGTCATCCACCTCACCGACAACAACTTCCGCCACACCATGCAGAAGCTGTATCCGGCCATGGAGGATCAGGAGACGATCGAGAAGAGCCTTGAGGTTCAGGAGATCTGGGAGAGCACCTTCCGCAATGCCTACGAAGACATTGCAGGGATGATTGCTTCTGTTGGTCTTGCCGAGCCTTCTAGCGAGGACGAGAAGCGCCTAATGGAGCGCCTTGAGGAGGACTTCAAGAAGGGTGCCAAGGCTGCGTCTGCAGTCATTGCCTATTTGATGCTCAAGTCTGGCCGCAATACGGCTATCACTCTTGGCTATGCCCCGAGTGAGCTAGGCGAGTTTGATTCTGCAACGCAATGGAGCGCCGAGAACCTCGACCAGCTCCCGGCAAAGCTTGCAGAGACAACGCTTGAGGAGATCAAAACCTTCCTCAAGGACACCAAGGCTACCACCCCAGATGAAATTTCTGCTGATTTCCGCAATAAGTTTCGTAACTATCCGGTTTGGAAGAGTCAGCGAGTCGCCCGCGGAGAGTCCACAACGGCATTCCGAATGGCACAGATCTTGACGGCCAAGGAACTAGGCACAGAGATGCTTCGCGCGTCTGACGCCAGCAATGGGACAGACTTTTCGACTGACCCGCATTGCATCGATCGCCATGGCAAGGAGTACACGATTGAGGAAGCGATCGACGAGACGCTGAATCAGTCGCACCCGAACTGTACACTTCACTGGTCTCCAATCCCGACCAATGTTGCGTACGCGAGTGAAGACACTGAAAACACGAGCTGGTGGCCGTCTGTTCTAAGACGTGCCCTGAAAGGGTAAACCATGAAGAAAAAGCCGACCATCAAGAAGCCGATTATCAAGAAGAAGTACTGATATGCAGCGCGTAGCGCTGTGCATCATGACCGGTGATGGCACCAGTCATGATGATTGGAACCGCCTAATTGATTCCGTAGAGGATCACGTAGACACGATCTACGTGGGCTACACGTCTGACAAAAAAGTCAAGAAGTTCCCGCTTCGTCGCACCGATAACATGGTTATTGAGTCGATTGGCTGGGACAACGACTTCGGCAAGGCCCGTAATCAGAACCTGGCCATGGTTGACCGCTCTAAGTATGACTGGATCATGTGGCTCGACAGCGATGATCAGCTTGTCGGAGGCGCGGAGCTCAAGAGCTTCTTGGCAAAGGCAAACGAGCGCGTCGGCCTTATCTTCATCAAGTACTGGTACGCCTTCAATCATGAAACCGATGAGGTTGTGGTTGAGCAGTACCGCGAGCGCATTTGGCGATCTAGCATTCCCATGCGTTGGGATTACATGATCCATGAAGTTGCCCACTTCCCTCCGGGCACAGCCATGTCGAAGCCAGAAACCGACATTGTTGTCAAGCACTGGCGCGATCTTATGAGCGAGGACAATCAGTCTGCTCGCAAGAGAAACCGCAACATGCTTGCAGAGGCGCAAAAGCGCGATCCCCACGAGCCCAGGTACCACATCTATCTGGCTCACGAGGTCTTTGCTGAGTACCAGCACCACAAGCAGAACAAGATGCCCAGTGCAAACTCTGTGCTGCGGGATGCGAAAAGATTGTACGAGACATACCTGCAGAGCTATGCAGAGGGAGACGGAGACGATCCCTACATGGCAAACTGTCGGCTTGCTGACTGCCTGCGTGAGGGTCTGTCTTGGAACGAGGCTGTTGATCGTGACCTTCAGGGCATCAAGATGCGCCCCAACTACCCCGAGGCATACGTTGGGATCGCACTAAGCTTCCTCAGCACAGGGCAGGATGAATTGGCTGTCGAGTGGGCCAGCAAGGCATTGCAGTGCGGCCCTCGGGAAAACTTCCTCTCCGCTCATGAAGTTCAGGGTAATGCCTACGCGCCTTACTTCATCCTTGCCAATGCATACGAGCGCTCGCAGAACTGGAAGCTTGCGAGAGACAATTATGAAAAGTGCATGGAGATCAGCCCTTCTCTCAACGACTACTCTGCAAAAATCGTAGAGCTGGATGCGACAATCGAGAACACCAAGGCTGCTGATGAAAAGCGCAAAACTAGCTTTGGTTCCAAGCCCGACAAGAGCATCTGTTTTGTCAGCAAGCCCCTCTTTGAGCCCTGGCACCCGGACCTGATTGACAAAGATGGCTCTGGTGGCACTGAGGCATGTGTGATTGAGGTTGCCAAGCGCTTCGCCGAGGATGGCTGGCGTACCTCGATCTTTGGCTCGCCGGGTCAGTACCGTGGACAAGAGCGTGACGGGGTTGAGTACTGGGACACGGCTCGTGATTACGACGTGTCGGAGCCCTATAACATTGCAGTGTCTCTACGCGCCCCGGATTTCTTTGACGGCAACATGAATGTTGACAAGAAAGTTCTCTGGATGCACGATGTCAGCGTTGGCGACATGCAGACTGGTCCATGGGGAGATCGCTTCTCGCGCTTTGACATGATGTTTGGCGTTAGCCAGTGGCACGCAAAGCACCTGCAGAAGCTGTACAAGGTTGATCCAAGGCGGGTTGACTATATCTACAACGGGTTTGACGGCAAGATGTTCAATGGCGAGGGCGTTCGTCGTCCTCATGCCATGGTCTACGCATCGAGCCCTGACCGTGGCCTTGAGAACCTCCTGGAGATTTGGCCGCTTATCAGAAGTCACTACCCCGACGCAACCCTTGATGTGTTCTATGGATGGCAGAGCGTTGACAAGATCCTTGCCCTTCGCCCCAATCATCCGCTACGTCACCTCAAGGATCGTATTGAAGGTCTTCTTGAAGATGTCAATGATGGCTCTATCACGTGGCACGATCGCGTGTCTCGTAGCGAGCTAGCAAAGCATTACGCTACCTGCTCTGTGTGGGCATACCCCACAGCCTTCTGCGAGACCTTCTGCATCACTGCGCTTGAGATGCAGTCGTCCGGCGTGATCCCGGTAAGCACACAGCTTGCTGGCCTCAACGAGACAGTGGCATGCAAGGAGCTCTTAATTCCTGGCCACGCAGGCAACACGGATTACCGCAAGCGTTTTATGGGTAACCTGCAGATGGTGCTTGAGTCTAACGATTATGCGCTCGATTACTGGCGAAATGCTGGCTACGACCATGTCAAGCAGTTTTCTTGGGACAAGGTGTTTGAGGACTGGCGAGCAAAGACAGAGGCACTTGCATCGCATCGCGTATTGAGCCTGGTGTAGGCTTCATACAATGCATGTCGGAAGGTATATTTCAACTCGCGCGGGCGAGGTTTTTGTAATTCCTATCGATGCTACCTCGGTTTTGTAGGAGAATTATGTCTATTGAGAGCGATGAGCGCCTTTACGCAATGATCCGAGACCTCAGAGATGAGGTTCAGGGTTACAGGCGCGACCTCAACGGCAGACTGCGAAAGCTTGAGCAGACAGACGCAGCGCGAACAGCACATACAGAAGCGACTACTTTGAGCAAGAATCAAGTAGTTGCGTGGGTAAGTCTCTCGATTGCGGCCGGTGGTCTTTTTACCGCAATTCTGACCCAAGTCATTTCTAAGTTTTAGGAGCACAAATGAACAGCACAGTAATCAGCCCCAAGGTGACGGCATCGGCCCTAGCGGCCGCCTGCGTTGGCATCCTGGTGTGGGGTCTCTCTGCATTTGCAGGCGTTGATCTTCCGGTTGAAATCCAGGCAGCTCTAATCACAATTGCTGTGTTTGCAGCTGGCTACCTCAAGACGGACCCGACACGCTCGTGACCCGCAACAGAGCACTAAAGTATGCCCTTGCGGCGTACGCAAAAAGCAACGCTGTTCCTGTCTCTCTCGGCTTCAACCCGCGATCCGACTCTTTCGGTGCTCCAGCATTTGAGCTGGTAAAACGCGTTCAGGCCAAGGCTGGCCTCAAGCCTGACGGTGCCATTGGCCCGTACACGATTCTTGCCATCGGCAAGTTCATGCCCGGCAAGACAGTTGGTGAGAAGGCCGCATGGTGCATGGTCGCCATGGAGGGCCCGCTTGAGACAGGCGGGAACAACATTGGTCCTTCGGTTCAAGCCATTCAGAAGATTGGTTCGGAGCTAAATCCCGGAGCATGGCCTTGGTGTGCCGCCACGACCAGCTGGGCCCTACGGTGTGCTGGTTGGGAACACTGGGGCGAGTTTGTT